GTGCTGTACAGAGTCAAATTGCGGTTACCACAGGAAATGCTCAAGTTCAGTACCTCAACCAGAGCAACCTGCCTGGGCATATTAAACGGGTCCTGGACCTCTATGTTTTGAACTACAACTGATATGAGTAAATCAGCCCTTAGTGCAACTGTACAAGCACACATTTTAAAAAGAGTTCGTAGTCAGGCAGATAAGTTCCTAAGTGGTACCAAACTGAAAATTTTTGACAAAAAAGGAAAAGAAATATTTAATCCAGAAGTTGGATTTTCTCTAGAACAAATACGTAAAGAAACTAACCTCAATCAAGAGGCCAGCGTAAGCAGAGGCGGTTTAAAGCAGCTAGCAAATACTTTTAAGTTACTAACTGAAAAAAGTGTTTTAGCAGCAGATGCAGTAGCTTTATTGGGTAGAGATAATATATTTGACGAATTAAGTAATTTTCTTTTACAAAAAGTAAATAAACAAGAAAACGCGGCAAGTATACGAAGTAGAAGCGGTGCTTTTAAATATACTGGCGTAAGAGAAAATGAAATAGATACTACGGCTAAATTGGCAACTGCCAAAAACCGAGAAGAAAGTTTCAAAGACGTAGTTCTAGTAAATAATATCAGTCACGGAAAATTTAATGAATACTTTGTAGAGTTTTTGAGAACACAAACCACAGCTACAACAGAACTAGTAGACTTCATTAAAGAAAATATAGACACCGGACACCTTAGTGGTGTTTTTAATATCAGACTACAAAGAATATTCGGATTAAAAGTACAACAGACCAATAGATCTAATTACAGATCTATGGCAGTAACTTTCAGCGACACAAACGAAGAATTAAACGATATATTTCAAAAGATAGTAACTTTGATATCAGATGCAGATTATCTATCTAGTAATATAAAGTTAAATTTGGAATTATTTTCAAATACTACGAAAATAATATATGACAAAGACGGACCAAAAGTCTCAGTTGAAACCCAACTGTCTTTGTCAAATCAAGAAATAGGTAGAAAACTAGCAGCAAGTTCCAGATATCTTAATCAGTTATTAGATGCAGCAAAAACTACAGCAGTTAGAGCCGATGCCGTTACTGCTGGTAAAGAGATGCAAAAGTTTTTAACTTCCTTAAAACCTCTAGCAGACGAAGTTAATATCTTAGCTCAAACTTTAAAAAACTCAGATGTACAGATCCCTGCTAATGTGCAAAAAGTAGTTGATGATATTCTAAGCGATAATATTACTGTACAAAGGTTGTTATCTACAGAAGGTTCTGACCCTGCACTGACTTCTATAATTAAAACTATTGGCAGTATATTTGATGGTAAAAAAATACCAAATAAACAAGTATCTGGATCCAAAGATAAAGCTGTTTCTCAGGTAAAAGCAAAAGGTAGGCCTAAGCAAACTGTAGTAATAGCCCCAATAAAGAAAAAGCAAGTTCAAGTAAGGGCTTCTCAAGGAGCTATTACAAAAGTATCTAGCATTATATCTCTACAGAATTTAATCAATGCTAATCTGCATGATCAAATCAAGAAAAACATGGGTACAGGCACTCGCAAAGATGTATTGAACTACCGCTCTGGTAGATTTGCTGAATCCGCAAAAGTAGAACGACTCAGCGAAAGCCGTCAAGGTATGATAACTGCATTCTACAGTTACATGAAAAATCCCTATGCAACTTTTAGCCGCGGCGGACGTCAGGATAGACCCTACACCCGCGATCCTAAATTGTTGATTTCCAAAAGTATCCGCGAACTTGCGGGAGCTCAAGTGGCCAATCGTATGAGGGCTGTATTAGTATGAGTAGAAAATCAATAGTTACAGCTCTTGCAGACAAGTTCAAGCTCATCAACGGTGCTGCACCCTACCAGATAAACATATTCGACAACAGTTATCCCTATCTCAAGTTCTGGGATGAGGTCACAGACTTTCCTTGCATCTACCTTACACCCGGTTCAGAGGTTCGTGAGTACTTACCAGGAGAGTTCAAGTGGGGCTACTTATCCGTCTCCATCAAACTGTACTGCAAGGGCGATGATAGCCAAGACCAGTTGGAGAAGCTTTTAGAAGATGTTGAACTCTGTATTGACCTCAATCGTCAGTTAATATACGAAGGTTTGAGCGAGACCACAGAGATCCTAATCACTAGTATAACCACAGACGAAGGTTTGCTAGCTCCGTACGCAGTCGGAGAAATCAATCTACAAGTCCGGTACCAGGTCGTGTAGAATCAGTGTTCTATTCACCAACAACAGATAAAGATCTAGTTAAGGTGATAACAACACACAGCCTTAAAGGAAAAAATTATGGCAGTTAATTTAATTAGAGGTGCTAGAGTATTCTTTACTACAGCACTAGACGGAGACAACAGAATCGCCCCAGCTACAGCCCGCTCTGCCGCTGACACATTCGAACTACAACCTCTAGACGGTATGAGCTTTAGCCAAAATACCACTCTAGACACAGTTACTTTAAATGAGGCTGGCAGCACACCTAGCCGCGGCCAGAGAAGCTTTGCAACTGCTCTAGAAGCAGGTGATTGGAGTATTTCTACCTATGTACGTCCCAAGATGTTTGAAGGCGGAGCAGTAGCTGCCGGACTTGACATTGGTGACTTTGTGCGACCCGAAGAAGCCTGCCTGTGGAATGCTATGTTTGGTTATACCAACGTAGACTTGAGCAGTGCTTCCGCTCTTACAACTACAGCTGGACAAGCATATACCGAAACAGCTGCGCCAAACGGCACTACTGTTCCTTCAGCTCAAGTCCGTCTAACACAGAGTAACAGAAATCAATTGCTACGTTTTGGCTTGATTATTGTGTTTGACGACACAACTGTGTTGCTACACAACTGTGTTATTGACCAAGCCTCAGTTGACTTTGGTATCGATCAAATTGGTACTATTGCTTGGACAGGCAAAGTTGCAGAAATTGAAGTTTCTACAACCACAACAACAGCAACAACCACTGGTACCAGTCCCACTTTATCAGGTAGCTTTGGCGGCCTACTAAGTGGTGCCTACAAGCCCAAAGATGCCACATGTAAGTACATCACAAACCGTTTGAGTACTGTAGAATTGGCATCTACAGCTGCCAAGTACGGTCAAAGTGCTGTTACTTATACCTTTGCTATTACTGGTGGTAATATTACTTTTGCCAACAACGTTACTTATCTAACACCAGCAGTAATGGGCACAGTTAACAAGCCTATTGACTATTTCGTAGGTACCAGAGCTGTGAGCGGCAGTTTAACAGCGTATCTGAGAACCGGTAGTACAAACACCGCGCAACTATTGAGTACTCTGCTTACACAGGCCAACACCTATGACCAAAACCAGTTTAACGTCAAACTCGGTATGGGCGGAAGTGTGGCAGTTCCTACTTCTACAACCATGGAAAACAAGGTAATCTTTGAACTACCATCAGCCATGTTGCAGATTCCTCAGATCAGTACAGAGCAAGTAATTTCTACTAGCATCAACTTTACAGCTCAAGGCGCAGCCTCCGGAACCTATGATATTGAGCAAAACAACGAAGCTACTATTACTTACTACTCTTCTCCCGCAGTTTAATCTCTAACAGAGTAGGGTGGTGATCCACCCTACTCACTACAACAAGGACAATTCATGACAGAAAACGCAAGTGGTTCTCAAGTAAACCTATCACTAAAGAGCCTATTGGTACCTAGTAAAACCGTAGAAGCTGAAATGCCCGGATACGCAGGATTTAAAGTTACTCTGGGCTTTTTAAGCAGAGAAACCCTAGTCTCTATCCGTAAAAAGGCTACAAAGAATGTTTTTAAGAATCGTCAAGCATCCGAAGAGCTCAATGACGACCTATTTTTACAACTCTATGTACAATCGGCTGTCAAGGGCTGGACCGGTTTTAAACTTACCTACCTAGAGCAACTAGCACCCGTAGAACTCAGTGGTCAAGACATGAACAGTGAGTTGGGATTCAGTGAAGAAAATGCGCTTTTCTTGATGAGAAACAGTTCAAATTTTGATGCTTGGGTTTCAGAAACAGTAAGTGACCTGGGAAACTTTCAGAGCGCCAGTACGAAGAAGTAAAAGATAGTATTGGTCGGTACTTTGAAAACTCCATGTTGGGCATGACCAAGGAACACTACTTGGACATGTGCGACATGATGAACACAGAGCCACTGGAGTCTGAAATACCGTTAGAGTTCTCTGATTTAGTGTTGGAGGTTCAGGAAGCGTTTCAGATATATAACACCCTGCAAGATTGTTGGGATTATATGGGTGGCAACTATATAGGAAAAAATTTTAACTATATAGAAACTGTGTTTCGTATAAACAACATCGAACCAGAATTACACAAAGTCTACCTGGACCTATTGTTGTTGATAGACAGCATCAGATCTAAAAAGATACAAGATAGCAAACCAAAGACCAATTAAGCCCGCCCATAGCGGGCTTTTTTGTTTGCATAGAAAAAATTACTGCTTGACAAAAGACCCCCACAGTGGTATAATTTGTAGGTCTTGAGTATAGAGCGCTCAAATTTTTTATTGCCAGGAGAACTTATGGCAGCTAATAATACAAGTACATTTACCCTGAGACTTAGAACTCAGGGTATGGATCAGGCTCAACAACAGAGTCAGACAATAAGAGACAACTTACAACAAGCACAACAAGCGGCACAAAATGTCAGTGGCAGTGGTAGTAGTCGTAGATTTGCCAGTAGCGCAGCAGCTCGGCCTACCGGCAACGCAGGAGCATCTGCTGGAGTTTTTACTGGCCAAGAGGTAGAAAACTACAATCGGGCCAGAGGTGCGTCCGGTGCTGCAGGCGGTACCGCTCGTGACTTTGCAGACCAAGCTCGTGGGCTTGGCGGGTTGGTACGTCTGTATGCAACTGTTGCAGCTAATACCTTTGCACTAACAGCTGCGTTTGGCGCTTTAAGCCGTGCCATGGATACTACCAATATGGTCAAAGGTCTTGATCAGTTGGGGGCTGCAAGTGGTGTAGCACTGGGTAGTTTAAGCAAGAGACTTGTAGCTGCAACAGACGGAGCCATCAGTCTGCGCGAAGCCATGGAAGCAACCACTAAAGCTGTATCTAGTGGTATGAACAGCCAAGATGTATTAAGGCTTGGAAATGTAGCAAAACAAGCATCTCAAGCTCTCGGTGTGGATATGGGGGATGCCATCAGTCGCCTAACTCGTGGTATTACTAAGCTAGAACCCGAACTATTGGACGAACTGGGTATATTTACCAAACTTGATCCAGCAGTAAAAGAATATGCTAAATCTGTTAATAAGAGCGTCAGCGAACTAACAGATTTTGAAAGAAGAGCCGCATTTGCTAATGCTGTGTTAGCAGAGGGCGAACAAAAGTTTAGCAGTATCAAAATTGACGCAAATCCCTACACAAAATTGTCTGCCTCTATTCGCGACGCCTCACAAAACATTTTAGAGTTTGTAAACAAGGTCGTAGCACCAGTGGCTAACTTTTTTAGTCAGAGCCCTACTGCCTTGTTAACAGGTATTGGAGCATTAGCAGCTATATTAGTTAAACAAGCTCTTCCAGCTATAGGTGAATTTAGACAGGGTTTAGAACAGACTGCCCAAAGAGCAGGACAATTGGCCCAACAAAAAGCACAAGAAGCACAGCAGGCCAGACAACTTATAAATCAAAGAATAATTGATGAAGTAGAATCCCGTGCAGACAGAGAACTAAGAGCTGTAGAAGCCGCAGAAGCTAGAATACAACAATTACAGCAAGGTAATTTAAATAGAAGAAGTGCTGCTTTCCGACTACTATCCCGAGATTTACAAGACATAACAGAGCAAGATCTACAAAGAGTAGAAAGAGCAGCTGGAGCCATGGAAAGACGTGGTCGCAGTGCAGAAGCCTCTGCGTACAGAGATGTAGTAACAGCAATACGTTCTCAAATTACAGCAGAAACAGATCTAATAGCTACTAGACAGAGACTTACTGAACAAGTAGAAAGAGATGCACAAAGTTGGGGTACTTATGGCCTGTCTGTAAGAGCAGGACAGAGAGCACAAGACGCAGCTATTAGATCTTCAATTATAAGTAATGCAGCATACAATGGTAGTCTTATAGGACTAAGGGGATCTTTTGCCTTACTAAGAGAAGAAATAGCACGTAATAATATCACAGGCTTTAGTGCGGCAATGTTAACTGCTCGTGGAGCAATAGCAGCATTTGGTGGTATGATAAGTACCGCCATGAATGCCTTGAATGGTTTCTTCATGGTAATAGGCCTAGTAGCCGCATCTGTGTCCTTAATAGATGGCATATTTTCAAAAGCTTCAAAAGAAATTGATGCTTTTAGTGGTAGTGTTGGTCGTGTCGAGGGTTCTACAAAAAACCTAACAAATACATTTGATACAATACGTCAAACAAATCCTTTTAGTGTACAGAGCATGGAAGCACAGTCCAATGCCTTGTTAGAGTTTTCTAGCAGCATGGACGAGTTAGCAAAAAATGCTCAAAAAGCATTGAGAGCACTACAGGACTCTGGATGGGACAAGTTCAAGAATACTATAAAAGGAATTTTTAATTTAGACGTTCAATCTAGTTTTTCAGAAAGTTTTGGCCAAGGTATAGTTGCAGCTGTTGAGGGCATAGATAATAAAAAGATTGCTGACGAATTAAAGAGTAAACTTGGTGGTTTGTTAAATATAGAAGATGTAACAAACTTTAAACAGGTAGAAAAAGCCTTAAAAGGACTAGCCCCTACTTCTGGTATAGTAGAAGAAATCCGAAGAGCTATTAAAGGAGCTTCCAATGATGCTGGTATAGCCGCCAGCAGAGCCAGAGAGTTTGTTTCTGCTTTTGAAGCTTCAAAGGAAGCTTTTAGACAGGTATCCAAAGAATTTGAAGTAAGTGATAGCACAGTTAAATGGGCCAATACCAGTATAGCAGCTTTAACTGCTCTTGATAAAAATTTAAGTGGCCCTATCAGTGAGTCTATATCAAACTTGATCAAGGCTTCCGACGAACTAAACAAGTCACCTATATTTGGCTCTAGTTCAATAGAAGTAGCCAAATTAAATATTGAGTTAAATAAGGCTCAAAAATTAATGGTACAAAGTGAACAAGACGCACAAAATCTAGAACAGAAGCTAAAAGATTTACAAAAGCTGGCAGAAAAAGATTTATTTGCAGCCGCAGGAAGTATTGATAGTACAACAGCCAGAGATAGACCGGGCGTAGAAAAAGAAATTGTAAACAAAGAAATTGCACGACTGAAATCTGAAATAGATAGAGCTAGAAATGCCAGAGCTCAGGCAGAGTCTACAGCAGAAGGTGCCGCGCTAAAGATTAGAAATAGTATTAATACAGGACTGTCTGAGTCTGTAGGTTTAATAGCCGGCCGTATTCAGGCAGAACTAGCCAAAGGTTCAACACAGCTACTTCAGTCTCTGTACTCAAGAATAGATAATATTCCTGAGCTAGCAGGACGTCAATTTGATTTAAAGATCAAAGAATTAGACGGACAGGCAAGATTAATAAGAATTCAGCAAGAATTAGCAAACAGAATAACGTTACTAACAGCCGAAACCGCATTAAGCAATGCCTTAGAGTCTAATAAGTCTGCAAGAGAACAACTAGGTTCCGCTAAAACATTAAGAGAAGCAGAAACAGCAGGCCAAAGAGTCGCTACTACAGATAAAGATGTACAAAATGCAGAAGAAAAGTTAAAGTTATTGAGACGGGCTGCTATAAATCCACTAGCAGCACTCGCAGATCTAAATAAGGCTTTAGTAAGCAATGCAGAGGGTGCTAGTGGTTACGCTCAAGAAATAGTAAATGCTGCTCAATCAAATGCTGGTTTCATAAAGTCCTTACAAGATATAGCTCAGCAACAAGAATTGATCAAAAAAATAGAAAAGCCTTTAGCAGAAGAAGACTCGCGCTATAAAAAAGAAAAAGATATATTAGATGCTAAAATTAGAGAAAATAGCGCTACAAGAGAAAGTTTACAACTTCAGCTACCCTCTAATAAAGAAACCGAAATTGAAACACTTGAAAAACTAAGAATAGCACAGATCGAACAAGCATCTTTAGAGTTTGAAGATAAAAAACTAAAGGCAAAAAGTGATTACAATAAACAGTTAGTTATTCGTAATGGATTGGTAGCTTTAGGTAGTGCACAAGATGCCGAAATGGTTTATCAAAATGCCGAGTCCAATAGGCTTCAAGCCGAGCAGCTGGCTACCAGAGAAGAATTTAATAGAAGATCGCAGATAGAAACCAATATTGCAAAAGAGAGATTGTCCGTTTATGACAGACAACAGTCAAAGTTAAAAGAAATAGCAGACTCTGAAAGACAAAATGAGCAAACTAGAAAAAACGCTACGCTGTCTATAAAAGAATCAGAACTTGGATTAGCAGAAACCAGGTTAAGTATTGCTGAACAGCAAAAAATATTTAGTGAAGAATTTATAGCAAATAGCCGAGCACAAATTGAATTAACCAAACAAGAATTATCATTTGAAAAAGAGCGTCAAAACTTAACTAATCAAAGAAGCACAGCAATAGGTGAATTAGCCGCAAAAGCAAATCGACAAGCGATGCGTGGAGAAGACAATTCAGCTACTATTAAACAAATGATGGATCTTGCAAGTGCTTTTGACGCACAAGCTTTAGCTCAAGATAGGGCTAATTCTTCAAGAGTAACTGCAATTCAATTGACTAGATCACAAGCTATAGAAACAGCCAAACAAAATGAAGAACTCAAAAAGCAAGCAGAGATCCTAGGACTTTTCGAAGGCATTGCAGACACTCTAGCCCAAGCATTTGGTAAAACAGGTGCTGTTTTAGGTAATCTTGTAAAAACTTTTGGAGATATATCTGCAGGCCAAGAAAAGTATAACACTGATAAAGCCAAGTATGTAGGTATCTTGGCTGACATTAAAAAAGCTGAAGAGGGTACTGGTGACCTTACATACGACCAAATACAAAAAAGAACAAAGGCAACCAAAGACTTGGGTGATTTGGAGCGGAAGAAGGCAAAGGATGAGATTTCAGATAATGCCAGATTAATGGGCAGCGCTAAAACCTTATTCAAAGAGAAAACAGCTGCTTACAAAATTTTGAGCGGTGTAGAAAAAGCTCTACACATTGCCAGAATTGCAATGGACTTTAAAGAGTTAGCAACTTCACTATTCGTAGACAAAGCAAAGGTTGCTGGAAGCGTTGCAGGTGAAACAGCACAAACAGCCGCAACTGGGGCAGGTTTCTTTGCTAGAGCCGGACTATACGTAACAGAAATATTTGCTAAAATATCTGCACAACTTGGTATCTTTGGACCACCAGTCGCAGCAGCTATAGTTGCAGCAATAGGTTTAAGTGTTTTTGGTAAAAAGAGCTCAGCACCCGTAGCAGGTTCTACAGCCTCAGAACGTCAAGAAACCCAGGGAACTGGTATGACTTGGAAAGATGGCAAGAAAGTAGAAACTGGTGGTGGAGTTTTTGGAGACTCAGAGGCAAAATCAGACAGCATTAAAAATTCTTTAAATCTAATAGGTAATACCAGTGTTGAAGGTTTAACCTATCAAAACAGAACTGTTAAATTGTTGGAGAGCATTGATCGTTCTATAGGCGGAGCGGCAAAATCTTTATACGGTGTACTAGGCCTACGCATGGGCACTGGATTTGGTACCAAAGAGGGTACAACCAGCAGTGGTATACAAGGACTATTTGGCAGTAGGACAACTAAAGAAATAATAGACTCTGGTATAAAGTTTGCGGGTTCATTCCTGGATGTACTATCAGGCAAAGCAGGATCTGTTCAACAGTATGAAACTACTAGAACCACAAAGAAAAGTAGCGGATTTTTAGGTATTGGTGGAAGCACAAGGACTACAGACGCAACTCTTGAAAGAGACTTGGCTAGTGTTGATCAAAAAGCTGCTGCAGAAATTACTAAAATATTTAGTAATGCGGGTGCCTTATTTGTTGAACTGGGTGGCAATTTGGGTAAAACCCAAGACGACATATTTGCATCTCTGGCTCAAGTTGACCTAACAGGAAAATTTGCTTCATTGAGAGGTCTACAAGGCGAAGAGTTACAAAAGGAGTTAGGAAATGTAATTTCTAGCGCTTTAGATGATGCGGCCACTATTGCTTTTAAAAGCTTAGAAAAGTTCCGTAATTTTGGCGAAGGAATGGCAGAGACTGTTGTTCGTGTTTTAGATACAAATGAAAAAATTTCTCAGTCATTTCTAGCTCAGGGCGGAAAAACCATTAATCAGCTTGTAAAAGAAAGTTTTGGCACTATTACGGAAACTGTCAGAACTTGGTATGGTAGTACAAGAACTGTAACCAGAGCAGCCACAGACGCAGAGTTAAAAGAAAAAAGCATAGAAATTACAGAAGCACTAGCCACTCTAGCCGGAGGACTGGACAAATTCCTAGACAACCAGAAGTTTTATGCAGATAACTTTTTAACTGAAGCCGAGAGATTGACTCCTATACAGGAGTCAGTTACTAAGCGACTGGGTGACCTAGCCATTGAACACGGTAAAACAGACTTGGCCTTAATAAAAACTCGTGGCGAGTTTAAAAACATTGTCAATGCACTTGACATTACCACTCCAGCAGGCAGAGAGCTTTATACGTCTCTTATGGAGCTAGCTCCAGCTTTTGCTATGGTATACAAAGAAGCCGAAAAAATAGTTTCCCTAACCACAGATGAGTTTGTTGCTAAAATTAATGACACACGAATTAGGGCATTACAGCTATATGCTGAAATCACGCGATCAGAAACAATGACTGCAGCAGTACGAGATGCACAGCGAGCCAAAGAACTAAAAGAGTTTGATAAATATTCAGGAGTTCAAAAGGATATATTAGTTTCAAACCAAAGATACCTATACGCTCTAGAGGACGAACTTTCAGCAAAAGATAAGCTGATTAAACGCAGAGATTTACTGAAGTCGGTTTTCAATGATTTCACTAAAGCCATAGATAACCTAACTAACTACAAGAACACTCTGTTAGCCGGAGATCTGTCTACACTACTACCAATAGATAAATACAACCTAGCCAAAACACAGTTTGAAGAATTATTAACTGCTATTAACATAAATCCTGAAACAGAAGCACAAGCAAAAGCACAGTTGGAGGCAGTCAGCAAGCTACCTCAAGTAGCAGACGCCTACTTACAAGCTTCTAGAGTGGTTAATGCAAGCAGCGGTGCTTATGTTAGCGACTTCCAAGCTGTTAGTAAAGCACTAGACCAAAGCGCAGACAAACTAAAAGAAGTTCGGGAAGACATTCAAGTTCATCAGTTGGACGTCCTTAAAGAAAATGGCATAGCTCTAGAAGATATAGCCGATAGCTCCAGATCTACAGCCGATCTAATAAAGGACTTTAATACTGCTCAAACAAACAGAAATACTGCTTTTGATAGAATAGCTCAAAATACCGCCGCTCAAACTGGTGACGTAAAGCAAGCCCTTGAAACTATGGCAAGAGAGTTCAAGGACTTCAAGGACGCCATGATGGGCAGAGACGGTATTCCCAGTATCAAAACAGCACTAGTGGGAGAAAACGCTCCAAGCACTACTACTCTAATCGCTGCTGTTGGTGCTACCACAACTGCTGTTGGTGCTACCACAACTGCTGTAAATAACGGAAATACAGTTGTGGCTGCCCAAACCGCCGCACTTGTATCAGCAACTCTTACAGGCAGTGCAACAGTAGAGGGAGCCGTAAACAGAGTTTCAACTCAGGTATCGCGAGATGATTGGATCGCTGCCAAAACATCTCAAATTATTACTATATTCAATAATAACACTGCTCCGCTTACCGCGCAGCTCTAACCACAAACAAAAGGAGAGAAAATGCCGTATAGCCAATCTTGGTTAGAAAATCCATCTGCAATGAGAGTAATTCTTGTAGTCGCAACTGTCTATGACATTGTGGCTAGTCAAGATATTAATCTGTATCTATCAACAGGTGGATACGTTACCACAGACGGTGCTGCGACCTTTCTTCCAATTATTGCCAACAAACTAACTCTCACAGAATCCCTGTCAAAAGACGGGGGTTCTGTGGGTATGACCTTTGGTGATATTGAGGTACATAACCTAAATGGTGAAATGGATCCTTACTTGGACAGTACCCGTTATATCTGGAGCAATAAGAGCATAAAGATATACTACGGGGATCCAGGCTGGACTTCTACTTTAAGTAACCTGTCCACAGAATTCTTAACCATATTTGATGGTATAGTCGACGATGCAGATAGCAGAAACTTAAGGTCGTTCAACCTAAAGTTGAGAGATAAGTTGGAGAGACTCAACGCCCCCATCAGTGAAAACAAGCTGGGCGTTTATGCCACCAGTAGTTGGGGTACTGCTGGTCAAAAAAATCAAGACCAGATGCGTCCGATTATCTTTGGAGAAGTGTTCAACGTTACACCACTGTTAATTGATCCTATAACTCAGGAATACATGGTTACCACAGGCTCAGCCACTCAACTCACCGGTTTAACTGGTGAGGGTGACATTTGTGAAAGAATCATAGAAATTCGTGACAATGGTATACCTATTTATGGAATCGTTGGTGCCCCCAGTATAATAAAAGGTGCAAGTTATAAGATATTGACTGTAGGAACCACAAATTGGACTGCTATTGGCGCAAGTTCTAACACTGTGGGTGTGTCATTCAAAGCCACAGGCAACAGCAGTGGTACTGGTACAGCAACCATTGTTGATACAATTGCTACCTCAGGAGTTGTGTCTTCAACCCCAGTGGTTGATCCCACAAACACAGGAACCTTTAAACTAAAAGCACCACCGGCTGGAGTTATAACTGCCAGCGTACAGGGTGTAAAAAAGTCTACTGACCTAACCACTGGTGCAGCTCAAACAACCTATGTCAATACTGTAGCCAATATTATAGCCACCATTGTCACACAGTTTGGAAAAACCTCAACACGGTTGGGTGCCTCAGATGTGGACTGGACCAATTTCAACAGTTTTAATACTGCGAACAACACCCAAGAAGTTGGGCTGTACTTGGACACCCAAGAAAATGTGTTAATAGCCTGTCAGCAATTAGCCAGTAGTATTGGTAGCCAAATAGTAATGTCTAGAACTGGCAAGCTACAAATTTATAAATTTGGAACCACCTCACAGTCCGTGTTTACAGAAGTGGGACCGGACGATATTATTTTTAACAGTTTGAGTATCAGCAACAGGTATACTGCTCAGGCCGGTGTAAAGTTGGCCTTTGCTAAAAATTACACAGTACAAGCAAATTTATTAACTGCTATACCTAATAATAACAAAGACAATTTATCTACTGAGTGGCTGACTGTTACTGCAGTTGATGGTACAGTTAAAACCAACTATAAGCTAGACAGTGACCCATTACAAAAAGAAACACTGTTTATTAGCGATACCGACGCCACTACCGAGGCGGGCAGATTATTGACTTATTACAAGTCTGTGAGAATGGTGTACAGGTTTACTGGTAAGTCTAAATTGCTTGGTCTTAACCTGGGTAGTACTATAAAATTAACTTATCCCAGATTTGATCTTGGTATAAGTAAATTCGGTCAAGTAATATCCCTAACTCCAGACTGGTTGTCTGGAACAGTTGAAGTAGAGGTTATTGTATAATGGCACAAACTATCCATACAAGACAGTTAATGTTGGAGAGTAGTATTTTTAGAACTACTGTCTCAGAGGTAGTTATAAATACTCCTGCAAGTACTGAGTTTATCAAACTAGAAGCAACTGGAAATATAGCGCCAGCTTCAATTACTTTAGATGCGATAGCTTACAATATTATTAATCCCACTTATCTATGGGAATATAAAAATAACGATCCAAGTGTTACTAGTTGGACAGCAGTAAGCGGAGGAACCAACAGTTCTTTAAATATAACCAGTACTGCCTTTAGTACATATAGAGGTTCAGTGGCTACTCAGGTAAGTTTTAGAGTAACGTGCAAAGATAGTATAAATGTAGATGTACTAACTAGCACTGCTACTCAGGTAATTACTTACAGCGATGAAACAGCAGACAGTATTATTATCTCCAACTCTTCGCCCAATGTAATAATTGGGTGTAGTGTTGATGGTACTCCTAACACACTTGCTAATACTTCTATTAAACTGCAGGTAACCAGAAACGGCAAAGTTTTAACCTATGGTACTACGGGAGCCAATACATGGAGCATAGGAACACCTACAATAAGTCCAAATAGTCTTACCTTGGGAACTGGCAGCGCTTCGGGAGATGGGTTATCCTACAGCTACGCTAATATTACAGCTATTACTGCGGACGAGGTATTGGTTACATTTCCAATAACTATGCGTAATGCCAATGGTACAGCCAGGTCTGTGGTTAATACCACTCAAAAGTTTGTTAAAAATAGACCAGGTTTTGCAGGTTTAAGTGTAGAGTTAACAAACGACACTCATGCAGTACCAGCAGATAGCGACGGATCCAATCCTGTTTTAACAGGTAGCGGTACAGATATTTATGTTTATGATGGCAGCACACAGCTTGAGTATAATGGAGTAGGTAATTCAACTGGTACTTGGGCCATTTCTATAACAGGTACATCAGGTGTAACAGCAGGCAGTTTTACTGATCAGGGTACATTTGCCAGATTGAGTAATCTTACTGGAATGACTGCACCCACTGGAAGCATTACTTTTACAATTACTGGAAGAAGTTTAAGTAACAACAGTTTTACAGTTGTAAAAACTCAGACTTTTAGTAGAAATAATGGTGGAGTTTCCGCTGGTTGGTACGGCGTAGAAATAAGTACTCCAGTAGTATATAAAGATTCTGCAAATAGATCTATACCCGGTACTACATCACCTATAAAAGTAAGTGGTTATAAGTATGTTGGAGATACTAAGTCTCTATATGGTTGGTTAAGAATAACTCCATATATAGGTGCTACGGCTGGTACTCCTGGGTATATGTATCAACAGTACGACCAGACGCCAAACGCAGCCTCTGACGCAGAGTACTATGTAGTAAATTTGATGGATGATACTAATCCTTCATTTAATCAAGCGCGCATTGATGCAACAGCTATACTAGACACAGAACAAGCAAGAGTTGTATTTAAGGGTAACTCAGCCACTAGATTTAGTATTGACAACGCAGCCGTAACTTTTGCTAAAGACAAAGCAGGAGTTATATCTCCTAGTGGTGGTATAACACTAACTACTAGTACAAGTAACTTTACCGGCAGCAGCTATGTGTGGCGAAAAAATGGTAATGTTATAAGTGGTGCCACTAGTGAGAGCTATGTAGTACCAACAAGTGATTACAGTTCTGTTAATACTAACACATATGTCTGTACTGTTACAGGAACTATTAATGGAGTAGCAGGTCAAACACTTACCGACTCTATAACAATTCCCAGGTTGGACGATGGTACCAACTCTCCAACGGTCGTATTGAGTAATGAAAATGTAACATTTCCTAGCCCCCTGAGTGGTTATAGTGGTATTATATTTACAGGTGGTGACTGTACAGTTACAGCCTATCTAGGCACTGTGCAGCTTACCTATAACACTACAGGAGCTAACACCTTTAGTGTTTCCCAGTTAGCTACAGGAGCTACAGTAGCTACGGGTACTGCTGGTGTTAATAGTTACTCTGTACCAGCACCCACTGCTATGAGTACTGATACTGCATACACTGATGTTACGTTAACAATAAGAGATGCAGCAGGAGTAGCACTGGCCAGTACTATTACTAGAAGAATAAGCTATAGTTTGAGCCGTAAAGGCGACACAGGTACCGCTGGTATCAATACTGCCACGGTTGCACTCTATGCTAAAAATACAAGTTCATCTGTTGCTCCTAGTGCTTTTTCAGGAACATTTACTTATGACTTTACTAATTCCACCCTTAGTGGTGGTACACTTAATGGCTGGAGTACTAGTGCTCCTGCTATTACCAATGGTGAGTATTTGTGGGCTAGGTATGCTACAGCATCAAGTAATACTTCCCAAACTACTATAACAGCAACAAGTTTTTCAACTGCTGCTGTAATTGGTATTGGTGGTACTAATGGTAATAATGGAAAAACTTATGAGTTAACTATTACGGGCGGTATAAGGTCCTTTACTTATGATCAAGCAGGAGCTAATCCTTCTCCATCAGCAACCTCCTACTCAGTTACACTAACAGAAGATGGTGTTGCAGTAACCCCTAGTAGCTATACTTGGACTACTGGGGGCCAACTCACTAGTACTGGTGCCGGAGCTACCTTTACACCTACAGTAGCTGGTGCATTTGTAGCTAATAGTAATACTTTTGTACAGTGTACAACGGTTTATGCAGGCGTTAGTGTTACTCGTACAATTCCTATTGCTATAAATAGAACAGGCAGTACTGGAGCTAAAACAGTTCAAATAAGTGCATACCAGTGGTCTAGCACAGGATTGCCCACTCTACCAACAACTAGTTTTGATTATACTTGGAGCAACGGCACAAAAAATCCCTCAAGTTTAAACAATAACTGGAGTTTTACTGCCATTGCGCCAAGTGCAAATAATCAAACCCTGTATGAAATAGTTAAATTAGTAACTGAGTCAAATGGCGAAGCAACACAAACAACAGGAATAACATTTAGTGGAGCAGCATCTAATTCAATAGGATTTAGACAAGATGGTACTATAGGTACAAGTGTAAAAAATGCCACCACTTATATATACTACCAAACAGCCCAAGCAACAAGTACCGGGATTAGTGACCCCACTTTTACCCTGAGTTCTTCTAGTCCTTACAATTTTAGTACTGGTGCTCTTACATTCTTATCTGCAAATGGTTGGGCTCAAACGCCACCAACCTATCAAGCAGGTACTAGCTCAAATAATTACTGGTACAAACTGATAACAATTTCCCAAAGTGACACGGGTACACAAGTAGTAACTTTAGGTACCACGTTACTGGGAACCAGTTTTACTAATTTGGTAACCTTTACCAGTTTAAGTACTCCAGGTAGTACTACAATTGATGGGGCAAATATTACCACAGGTACTGTAAACGCAAATCGAATTACTACCACAAATCTCAGTGCAATCAACTCCAACTTGGGGTTGGTTAACATAGGAGCTTCGGGTAGTAGTTTGGGATATGTTAAAACTCTTAGTAGAAATTACGGAGACACATCTGCAGGTTTCTTTTTAGGATATGACAGTACTGCTTATAAATTTGAATTAAGTAATAGTGATAGAAGCAAACTTTTTCAGTTTGATTCAGGAGGAAATGCTCAAATAAAAGGTGTTGACATTTTAGGAGGTCAAACAGCTTATAATACTGGAACAGGATTCTTTTTAGGCAGTAGTGGAAGTTTTAGTGTTGGTACTGGTCCAAATTCACTAAGATTTGATGGAACTACACTAACTGTGCCTGCTGTTAATATAACCGGAACTATACCGTCCACCGTAACTCACAGTGGCGATGTTACTGGTACACTTAATAGCAGTCCTGTAGGTACTGTAGTTACTAATGCAGGTAACGGTGCTACAGCTTTTACAGGTACAACTGCTTACAGAACTAATAGTGCTCCTACTAATAATGGAGTTTTTGGTAGTATAACTCAAGCCAATACTGCTGATGGTAATGTTGTAGTAACAGTAAACTATACCTATACTCAGGGTGCTAATATAGCCGACTCTCTGATACTGTTCTACAGAGAAGGTGGCGGTACTGTAGTAGCAGCAGATCCGGCTTTTATTACCAATGCTGTTGGTGGTTATATTACATTTACACTAAAACCAAACACTACCTACACTTTTGGTATTCAAGCAGTAAGAAGAACAGAGAGTGGACTGGTAGGTACTGCAATAACAACTAGCAGTTCAATAACTACCAATACAGCTAACTATACTGGTAATATTAATAACGTTGCAGCCAGTACTGTTCAGTCTGGAGCAGCAGATGGTGCTAGCGCACTAAGTGCTGTAAACAACGCCAGTACTGGGCTGAGTGCCAAGCTAAGTAGAGCCGCAAACGATACATTGATTTCTACAATTACACTACAAACAGCAGGAACACTTTTAGTAGGAACCGCAAATGATGGGGTTTATCTTAGTGCTGCTAACGGACTTTTGGCCAAAAAGAGCGGTGCAACAACTTTTCAGATAACCACTGGGGGTGATGCCACTTTTAGTGGTACAGTGAGTGTTGGCAGTACAATTCCAACAATTACTGGAACAACCATTTCAAGCGGAGCAGGTGCCTTAATTACTAGTACAGGTAACTTTGCAGTCGGAAATACTACCAATAATATTGTATGGAACAATTCCTCACTAACTATCCGAGGAAATCTTTCATCTAGTAATTCTTTCGGTATTGTACAAACAGGCGCAGGTTCTATATTTGGTTCAGTAATGCAAATTAGTGCCAATAGTAGTGCTACTTGGGGTTTAAATGTTGGAGGAGATGCTACCATTTTTGCAATTGTGGGAAGTACTACAAGCAACGGTGGAACGGGAGTAAGAGGAACTTCTAACAGCACGTCTACTGGCTACGGCGTCACTGGAAGTTCAAATGGGGGAGTAAACTCAGTAGGTGTATACGGGTTTGCTACTCCGGGCACAAGCGGAATTGGTATAGATGCATATAGTAATACCTATATAGCTATACGTACGCAGTCTGCAGGTACTGCTACTGCACTGTATGTCGGCGGTTCAATGGCAATTACCAGTACTAACCTGGTCACTAATCTGAATGCAGACATGGTAGATGGCCGACATGTAGGCACAGGCACTAACCAAATACCTATTAACAACGACATTCTCAATCCTGGTTTAATAGCAGGACAGCTTGGTTGGGGCACCAACAAGTATGCTTTTGTTAATGCAGCAGTAACAGGAACAGCTACTGCAACGTATTCGGGGGTCAAACCAGGTGCTGCAACTACAAATAGTTGGTTACAAATACGTATTAATGGTGCTGACTGGTATATACCAATCTGGCCAGCATAATCGAAAGGACGACATGAGAACACAAACAATTCCACAACAGACTGTTGTAGAGGACATTGTAAACATAGACCACAATTTAGGTGGTTTTGTTAGGTTAATGATAGGAAATGGAACCGTAACCGATGGAAAGTTCGAACTACTACCAAGTCAAAATCTTGAAACAGTCGTTATAGCAGACATACCAGGCGGCATCGTCAACGAAGACGGCACCAGGACTGATATAACGGACTACACAGAATTAATGAGCGCAAACCCCGCTTGGGCTCCCACAAAACCTGTTGGAGTTTTTCGAAAAGATGACTTGTGGTACTTTGTTGACTTAATCAGATCCAGAGGTTAGTATGCCCACTCTGAGAATAATCTATCAAAATCAGGCGGACTTGTCCACAACCACAATAACTTCTTCAACTAATCAATCTGCATCAACCACTGTTAGCAATCTAAAGTTGGATACTAAAAGTCAGGTTTGGAGAACCTCTCCAACCACTATTAGTAGTACACAGGTAAAAGGTGACTTAATAGTGGATTTAGGTTCTTTAAAAACAGTGGGAGGAGTAGTCTTAGCGTTTACCAACCTGAATAGTAGTAGTGCTACTATAAGGGTAAGAGGATACACATCGCCACCAGCACACAGTAGTTCATCAGGCTCCGACAGTATTAATTTCCCAATTGTAAATGGTACTAGCGTAGTTGATACAGGTAATATTGTTTGCTGCCCTTGGAACACTATGGATATCTCGGACTGGGGCACTAATCCGGTGGGCTCTTCAAACTACAGTTATGGTGGTGGCACATATGCCAGAGTATGGTTAAACACAGCTCAAGCCGCCACACTTGTTAGATACTTGAGTATAGAAGTAACCGATTATTACACTACCAGTAGCACTGGCAGATATATAGAAGTTTCCAAGCTAATTATTGGTAAATACTGGAGTCCCAAGTATAATGCTGGATACGGAGTATCTGCTGGTATAAAAGATATGAGTGAGCACACCAGAACCCAGAGTGGAGACCTGCTTACAACTCGTGGCCCTATGTACCAGTGTGTCAACTTTAATCTGGAGTGGTTAAGTGATAGTGATAGACAAGAAATGGCTAAAATACTAACCATCAATGGCATGAGTAGACCACTGTTAATCAGCCTATTTCCAGACGGTACTACCACAGAAGAATATGAAAGAGAACGAGCACATCAAATATATGGTAAACTATCTCAACTTTCACAGATAACCTATAACAATCCATTCATGTATTCAATACCTCTAGAATTAGAGGAAGTATAAAAAATACCCACCCACAAGGTGGGTATTTTTTCACTTGCAATAACCCTGCCCTTATGATATAATGGGTACAAAATAAAAATGCATTACTGGGTAATGTATTTATCAATAAGGAGTACTCCATGGCAACCACACTCTACTTTGTGCAGTCAGATACACTACCACAGATCAAGTTAACTCTCACAGACGAAGTAACCAACGCTCCAAAAGATTTAACAAATAAGACTGTGTCGCTACATGCTAAACCCAGTACTGGTACTGGTATTAAATTTTCAAGACAGGCAACTTGGCCTTCCGCCACGGCTGTTGCCGACAAGCTGGGTGGCATTGCCTATATACAGTGGTTAGACGGAGACTTAAATCGTCCAGCTGGAACATATACAGCAGAAATAGAGATTTATGATAGCTCTGTGTCTCCACCAACTCGCGAAACTGTATACGAAGTATTTACAATTGTAATTCGCGAAGATATTGCAGACATTGGATCGCCATACCCTGCACCTGCACCCTCAACTCCACCTTATGACGGAGGCAACGGTAGTTAATAATACTGATCCATGGTACTGTATTAGCAGTGTTGTGTTAACATACTGGTAGGATTAAATTATGTTACTCACCTTACTAAAAGGTGGTGGAGCAGGCCAAGGAGTTGTCAATGGCAACAGTTACAAGGGTATTAGTTAATGCAGTTTCTAGTATTAAAACCAGTGTTATAAATATTTCTAAACTGGCTGTATCTAACACAAATACTACAAAACTAAAATTAGACGATTTAGCATATAAAAGTAGGACAAAGCTACAAACAACTATTAGTAGTAGTTTGGTAACCTTGGCAAGTAATAAAACAAAATTAAGTGATTTAGTACAAACTACCAAATTAAAAACAGCTTATTCTCTTGGTGTATTTTTTACTGAAACTAACAAAATAGCCATCAAGGCTATTGCTAGAAGTAAATTAGCTGCAGCAGTAGATTACGTAAAACAAACAAAACTATTCAATATAGTACAGCCTGGAAAAGCAGTATTACAACTATCATATAAGAAAACTGTACTAGATATTAGTACTCGTAAAACTGCACTAGAATTTAATTATTTAAGTAAGCTAAAAGCAACCTATATTCTTGGAGCCTTTATAATAGCTTGGGGCAGAATACAACAAGACGCAGTTTTAGCAGTAGAAAGAATAATACTGCAATTCGCCAAAAATCTTGGTGAGGAAGTAGGTGTATCAGATAGAATAGACGTACTATCTGGTTACGATAGAGTAACTATAGATAGTACAATTACTTCTGACTCCGTATCAATAATAGCCGGATCAAGAATAAATGATACTAGTTATATATTTGAGTCAGTATCTATTACTTCTGGTTATAACTATAATACTACAGACTTTATAACTCCTACAGATGATTTTGATGGCATAACCAGTGTAGATGACGATCAAGTAGCGCTAATAGGTAATAATGTATTTGATACCGTCAGTATTACAGATAGTATAAATACTATTAGTAACTATACTACAGTATTTACTGATACGGCCTTGATAGGTGATTCTGTATCAGTATTAAACAGCTACAATCGTGAAGTTATAGATAATGTAGCTACACTTGACGATTTGGTATCAGCAGAAAATCAGTATTACTTGAATACATCAGATGCATTTTTTATAACTGATGTTGTAAATACGCTAAAACTTTACTCACGTAGTAATATAGATACTGTCGACATTGCAGATAGTATAGATACATCAAGTTCATTTATTGTTAATAGTATAGATAATTTAAGTACAACTGATAGTGTAGCAACATCAGTCATAAAAAATACATCTGATATTGTAACTAGTAATGATAGTGCATACTTCTATATAGAACCAATAGTTATAGATCAAACAAGTATAACAGATCAAATAAATATATTTTCCGACTACATATTTAATACACAAGATACAGTTACAACAACAGATGAT